GAAGCCCGTGGCCATCTTACCGGTAGGGGTTAGAAAATATTTCTTGCCGTCCCAAATCTTTTTCTTGTATTGCGGAGAGAACCAGGCCCCAGGCACATCTACGGATAGGTAATCCCGCAGCCCATTAAAAACCCCTGGACTGTGGAGGTCGTCATGTCCTCCTGAAATTACTTTGGTTACTATGTTATTTACGACGATCTTCACGCATTTGGTTTATAAAATCATCCAACATATTTCTGAACGCCGGAGCATGATAAGGTCCACTATTGTCAATAACGGCATCAAATGTATAACCATCTAAAGCCCTTTCTGATATGTGGGTATCACCGGTCTCTACTTGAGGCCTTAAAACTTTGATGACGTATCCACCTAATTCCTTAATCGTATTATATTCATTAGGAAACCTGGTATCAGGTATCAATACAAAATCACAATAACTTGCTTTGATTGCCGCAACCGTGCGCTGGATCCAAAAATCTTTGTGTATAATATCGCGGAAACAATTGGTTCCTATTTTCTGTAACAATTCACGACCGGTCATATATACCCCAGGGGCTATCAGAAATTTCTCATCTTTAGCCCCATCGTCGAAAAAATAATGGTAGGGAAGGCCTAAGGAAATAGCCGTAATCTCCTTTAAAAGCCCGGCCCAGTATAGTGTAGTTACATCCGCTCTAAGTTTATGACGTAGATAGTCAGCTGCGGTGTCTTTTCCGGATCTCTTGATCCCGTTGATTCCAATAACAGTTTTTTTCATTTTCGTACAATTAAGGTATCATTTTTATATTTATCAATAAGCTCATTTATCTCTTTGGTAACAAATTTCATTGTTCCTCGTATAATTTTACGATTTACTCCATCGACATCATACCAGAATACATACTCATTTCCAGCAGGCATGATTTTACTAATGTTTACGCGGCGCCTTTTTCTTTTTTCAGTCTTCATAATAGTTTGTATTTATTTTTGATTCCAAACCAGCCTCTAGTATAGCCGTCACCATTTTATTATATTCTTCTGGAGCCATATCGAACCGGTACTCCATAAGCTCTTCAAAATCTTTGAACTTGACTATCTCTTCAATATTCATCTTATCCAGCTTCTCATGACACCCTTTATGATCATGCCAGTCCTGGCACCTGGGGGTTATGTTCCTAGGATCTGTTTCCAGGGCCTTAAATCTACCCTTAGGAAGGTTATGGCTGTGGCCCCAGGATTTACCTGTTACATTCATATGACAACTTCCACAGCGAATGTATCCGAAGTCCTCCATCATATCCTGATCAATCTTCTTGCAAACTCTCGCGTATTCGCGCTTAATTGCCGCTTCTTTGCCGCTTGACTTTTTGTATGGGTATTTTTTTGCCATCTTTTTTTACTGGTTTAAATTCTTTTTCCTTTCCTGCCATATATTTCACATAATTCATTCCGGCATTGTCTCCATATAATTGAGAAAACTCAGGCATAGAATTCATAAAAGTCCACCTATCAAACTGAGCATCTATCCAGTCCTGGTATTTAGCGCCGGCTTTATCCGCCTGCTGCCTGGCAAGAACCATGGAAGCATACTGATCATCATTTATATCCATCTCCAGTCCGTGAAAGCTTTTAAGAGATGTAGCCCATGCCTCTGCCATTTTTTTAGTTCCTTCTGGATCCTTGTCTTCAAATATCCGGTTAAGGTTAGTGTACCTGGTTCGGATCTTATTATCTGCTCCCTTCAACCGGTAAATAGAGAAATTCTTTCCTAACAACTTTATACCAAGGTCCAAATAGTATTTAAACGCCTCCTCAATAGACTTAATGTCGAATTCCTCCGCAAAATTTACTGCGCTTGTGGCCACCTCTTTCATGGTGAGATATGGCCTGGTACCCTTACGTATCGCGGCAGTATTTATATGATGCTCGGACATCGCCGAACTATATACCCGGTTAAACTGCGCCACTATGTCATCTCTGGTGGACGTTGTTCGTGCCACTTTGGCAGATGCCCCGGCTTTGGTGGTTATTATTACCCTATTATGCAATTTGTGTTTTACACTTTGCGCAAAAAGGCTGTTCACAAAATCATCCGGAAAAGTTATTCCCTCTTTCTTGCATATCCTAAGCAGATCCGATCGTTTTATATGTATTGCAGGATCTCTAAGCATATTATAAATTTAAATGTGAATGTATTCGTTTAATTTTATCCAAAAATTCATCGTATGGATACTTACGCTTAAAAAAATTACAGCCCTTACAACATGATACCACATTATTAATTGTATATCCTTTAGTGTTGTCGATCCGATCAATCCCATTGTAAATGTATGGACCATTACATCTAGGCGGAGAACTTATATTTGAAGGAGGACTACCACAATAGTAACAATTTTCTTTATGGATTGCTATAATCTGCTCATCAGTTAAAACCTGTTCAATATTTCTTCTTTTAGCATTATCTTTATGCAGTTGTAATACTCTATTACGAGCAGACTCTCCGTTAGGAAATTTCTGTTTTTTATAGAACTCTTTCTGTAAACAACCACAACTTTTAGTATGGCCCCCTTTTAAATTACCGCTAGTTGTTATTGTTTCTTCTCCACAATCACATTTACATTTCCAACATGCGTCTCTATATTTATCAGCATGAGAAAACTCAATTACTGTAAGCCTGCCAAACCTCTGCCCCACTAATTTTAATCGGTTATTCATGTCTCAGTTGGTTATATAAAGACGTAAAGTCCAATGGGGTAGCGGTTTGTGCCAACCCTTCTATTACCTCAGCCCCTATTTCATTAATATCTGTACCCCAGTCACCGAGCGTTTTCAAATCCAAAACTTTGACAATCTTAAATTTATATAACTTCAAAGCCTGCTTCAACCCCTGCTTGTATTGCCCCGCGTCCAACACGACAACAATCTCTTGAACAGGGGAATTTATTATTGTGCTGGCTTGAAACACGCCCAGGTCCAGGCCCTGCATCGATATCCCCTTCGGACCCATAGTCGCGGCATCCGCCCAACCCTCTGCAAGGAATACTCTATCCTGCAGGTATAAAACCTCTTCATTGAATAATAATTCGCTCTTGCCGACCCCAAACCTGGACTTAGGAGGGTTTTTATAACGTAATTTGTTTCCAATGAAATCTCTACCGATAAAATAAGCCAGCTTACCCCGGCGCTTGAATGGAATAATAATGTATCCAAAATAATCATCTTCACTATCATGATCATTACAATATCCGATGCCAATATTGTCCAGGTAATCAAGGTCAAACCCTCTACCACTCAAATAATTACGCGCCCGGTCGCCTAGAGCTCCCCGCCCGCCAAGTATGCTTTTATAGCCTCTAGGAAGCTCTACAGGCGATATCTCAACTATTGTCCTATCAATGAACGTAAAATCTAAAGGAACCGACTCGTATGACTCTAAAAGTTCTTCTACTTCAAAATGCCGGATATCCTCATACTTAGCAATAAAATTTTTTATGAAGGTCTTCTCAAAACACCCCTTCCAGCACCGCGCTAGAAAATAATCAAAACTTACAGCCATCTTGTTGCTGTCGCAGTACGGGCACCTGGCCTCATACCAGCCGTTGGTTGACGGCTTTAACGGGCCATGGTTCCTATCGAAATAAGCAAACGCCTGTCCAGGATCAATCATCGGTTACCTCCTTGTTGTATTCGTCTTTATCAACTTCTTTTACTACCATACGTGATTCGTCTATGCTTACTATGCAGTGGTTGTGCCCGTTATACCGCTGTCCCTCACGCTGGACAACGGGTAATATGCGTCGGATACCCATCTCTATCTCGTCTTCAGTTCCGCACACGGCAAATATAGCATGAGCGTTCCACGACTTGCCGAAATCTTCGGCCAGGTCCCGGACATCAAACACCTTTTTAGAAACAGCAACTTTATTAACCTGGGAGGGGGCTATGGCGAATGTTTTTAACTCGTTGTTAAGGGCTATGGCTTCGTGGTATACTTTCTGGATCTGGATTCGTGTGTCGCGCTTTTGATCTGCTGGACTGGAGGGAAGGAAGTGGTCAATGGAGTCCCATATTATAATATCTGGGGCAAACTTTTTAGTCTCTTTTATTTGAGCCAGCCTATTTTTCACATCATTAATTGTGGCCGTGCCTGCCGGAAAGAAATCAATGAATATATCGCCTCCCATATACTTATGAAAATTTGCCATGGTAATATCTAGCTCATCGGCCATGTCGGCTTCATATAACTCGCGTAGCGTACACTCCATCATCGCCATCTTAGCCCGGTTTCGTATAGCCCTTCTCCCGTTCTCGCCGTCAGCGTAATATACATTATAACCATCTCTGGCATACTCAACCGCAAGCTTAAGAATAAAACCGGTTTTAAACTGCTTAGGCCCGGACAGGAATATAATCAACTGGGGGGAATAAAAACCCCTGGCAGATGTTAAAGCATTAAGTCCGTGTAGGAATGTTGGGGCCCCGTCTACTTGATCGTCGATATGATCGTGACGATCTTGTATAAGAAGATTATCCAGGTCTAAGGCGCCGCCACCTTGTTTAAGTGCGGCCAGTTGCCCAATTTTTGCGGATAGCTGATCCAGGGAAAGCGCATGCTCCCCATACGCCATAATAAGCTGATCTGTCTTCTTTTCCTGAATAGACTTAATCAGCGTATCTCGAACATAATCATGATCAATATGGTTCATACTTACCTGTAAACTGTCAAATAGCTGTATTAGCTTTTTGTCAATATCATCTGGTAAAGGGGGAGAGTCTTTTAATTCTTCGTCAAGTAATTGATTTACTATACCCGCGCTAGGCAGTCTGCCATAGCTTTTATAATACTTAGATAAAATATCAAACGCAATCTTATGATCTGCGAGATCAAATATGGAACTATCTAAGGACGGGAAAAAATGGTTACCCTCAGGGGTTTGTATCAAGTACTTCAGAAGATTCTTCTGAAAGTCCGTTGTCATACACTGTGTTTTTTGCCATTGATTTGATTGCCGTGGTTGCTTGACGAAAGCCAAGTAAGCCCGACGATACTACAGTACACGTAAGAAATATTTGTGAAGCCTCATCTATTCCACCATCTATTTTTAAAATAAATATGGAGAATATTGCTCCAGCTAAGAATATCACAGCCGCCATCAGCTTCGACCAGGTTAAAGTAATTGCCCATTTCATTATAATATAACTTTAAGAATGAAAATAACAACAGCGGCCCCTCCAGCGCAGGTCCATATTATACGCTCAATGCGCAATATTCTACGATGATGTTTATCGACCTTTTGGCGGATTCCGTCTGGATGAAATTCATCGCCCACAATAGCGTTCTTAAGCTCTATTTGCCCCTGTTTTAATTCAAGCATAGACTCCTTTAGTGTTGTAACATCTGAAGCTGTCTGATCAATAACATCGGCTTTATCACACTGTATACACTTTAATTGCGGGCGGACCATGATTTATTTACTTTTTAACTGCTTTTCTGGCGGCTACTTCTTTCATTTCTACTATATCCTCTACGTATTTAGCAGGAACTAAACCCTCTAAAAAGTCCCAAACAGGACCAACTACGATTGGATACATGTTTTTACCAATATAATCTTTTATTCTGGTAATTTCTTCGGATTTCAGATCTACATCGCCGCCATCGCCAACCTTCAAAGCAAGCACGTAATTTTTGTATTTTTCGTCTCCGGTTGCTTTCTCGTCCATTACGTGGAGCGCGTTTCGGCAAGCTCTTGCCATGGTAAGATCTTTTCCGTCACCGTCTTTTAGAGGTTTACCCTCTAAATTCTTAAGCACTACATCAAAATTAATTTTTGCCATCTTAATTAAGTTTTATGAATCGTTATTTACTGTACAAAAGTAAACATTATTTTCGTAACTTCCAAACCCATCTCGTTAAGCCAATTGATATATGTATACGTGTGAACTAGTCACTCCAGAAGCGGTAGTTAAAATATGATGGGTTATTGGATTACCAGTTGTATTATTGGGTATTGTAAAATTCTGTGTCCTATTTCCAGTTCCAGTAGTACCTCCTGTCAAATATACGCCTCCAGAAACTGCAACTGAAGTAGTGTATATGCCTGTCCACACTTCAAAGCTACTACTTCCACCACCACTAGAAAAATTATTGAAAGTATCCGGATCTGATACTAGATAATCGTATATAGTAAGCGGCATAAAATAATCATCATCGCCGTAATCGTCCGAATAAAAATATACGCCGCACCTCCAGCACCAATAATAACTTCCAGCGGCTAATGAAGGTCCTCCAGATGGGGCCAAAGGCCAGGTTTCATCTTCAAATCTCAACATCCACCCTGGTGAACCTGGAGTGTATATGTACATATTCTGGTTTACGGCGCCTAAATTAGCGGCTATGTCGCCCACACTTTGAGTATTACATATAAGAGCTGTAATATTATACTGCTGCTCAACAAAAACAGTTCCTGTATAATATTGAAAGCCC